ACAAATTTAGAACATGGACAGTGATAAACAAAGTAGAAATCACTTGGTTTTTAATCGGTTTGTTTATAGCATTCGGGCTTGATTCTTTAGCCACTGGCAGTTTAATTGGCGCTGGTGTTAATTTTGGCCTAGCTTGGATCAACTATCTATTAAGAAAAATCTAATATCAAAACCTAATCGTATCCTACCTTCGTAGGATATATATTAGTAACAGTTTTCACCGCACCTCACTATTGTCTAGCTCCTGGTGCAGTGACCTCAAAGCCCAGGTAGAAATACCCGGGCTTCTTTTTAGGTTGACTTTCCGATTCCGACCACTATATAATAATAGTATGTTAACCTATCCGCACGTCGAAGACTATTTGGAATACCTTGGTGGTTATGAAGTGGGCATTACTGCTTTAATAACCCCACATAGTGTCAATAGAATAAGCCTAGCTCGCTATGACATAGCCATAGTAAACAGCATGGCATCAACTACTGTGTTTGGAACAGCACTGACTGATAAGCAAGCTGAACTAGCGGTTAAATTAGTATTAAAATACCGTAGACAGTTTGCTAAGATGGGAATAGATGTTAGCCCAGTCGAATCACCGGTGTTCCGTATGTCTCCACGCAAGATGGATCGTACCAAGGCTGTTTGGTTAGGTGGTGAGAATATCGTAGTCAAGTTTCCTTATGATAATGACTTGATCAAAGAGCTACAACAGTTTAGAGAAACTAGCCAAGGCCGGGCCTGGTATGATCGTGATAAAAAACTATGGAACTTGGCCATAACAGAATATAATGTCAATTGGATCATACCCTGGGCCAATGGTCAGGGATTTGAAGTTGATCATCATGTGCAGGAATTATTTGCACAAATACTCGAGTGTGAGCAGCAACCTTTTGAGATCAAATTGGTCCAAGATAACAAGGGGTATAAAATAACCAATGCATCAACGAGTTTAATCGAGTATATAGAACTTCGTGGTGGGTTTGGTCGAGATAATCTGGTCAAGTTGATTGACTATGCTGGCCTGTGTGGCTATGACATAGATGACGATATTAAAAATTACTGTATGGAACATTATCCTCTAGCACTGGTAGCCATTGGCAGTAAGCACAGCATACATTTACCACCGAGCCCCGCACATTTAAATATGATATTTGACTATGCTGAGATCACAGATCGTTATCCCGTCTGTATCTATAATCCTACCTTGTTTGAAATAGATCTTAGTCGTTTCAACGAAGAAGAGATAGTACGTTTTGACAGAAATGGTAAAACAAAGACTAGCGATTATGATCCGTATCGTGTTAAAGTAGTGTATGCTGGAAAGATACCGTCAACCTGGGACTTTCCTGTGCCGTTAATGGTCACAACATTTGAGATGATGTTTGGTGGACGTAAGATGGACTGGACACGTAGAGCAGAAAAGATTATTTACTATGGCGCAACACAAATAAGAGAACAGTACTAGATATGATTAAATTTGACCATATTGAGATATATAGCTTCAGTGACGATGATAACATATCATATACATTCCGCGGCCTAGCTCAAGCATATACATTATTAGAAAAATCTATAAATGAAAAAGAAAAAATAATCTTTCTGGACCATTTGTGGGAAGGTAATATCTTAGATGGCATACACGAAGTAGAAAAGTTTGTTAATTTAATAAAAGAAAAAAAACCACAGTGGAGAATATTTCTTTTATTAAACACAGCGAATGAGCATTTAAAAGATAGGATTAATCAAATTAATGTTGATGATGTACTTTTTGTTGATTACTTCCTATATAGGTGTTATAGAGAGATAATACTGCATCAACGGAGTGCGATTCGTAATATATTTTCTTTTTCTGAATCAGATCATAACAAAAAAAATAAATTTCTATTTTTAACAGGGTATCCTGATAAATTAAATCGTGTTGGACTATTAAAAAAATTCGTCGCTGCTAATATAATGGATCAAGCTGAATGGTCATTTCATTTTAATTATCTTAGAAAAGAACATTCTTATATTAAAGAAGATTATTTTCCTGAATTTTCAGACGCAGAGTTCGCAGCATTTATAAAAACCTGGACTAGAAATCCTGATAATCTTGATACAAAAGCAAATCTAGGTGCTGGTATCACGTACGATGTAAAATTGTATGCATTAACCGACTTCTCTGTAGTTTCAGAATCAAGTTTTCGCCAGACACCTATTAATTCATGCCCGTGGATCACTGAAAAAACATGGATTCCTATTTTAAACAGACATCCATTTTTAATGGCGGGAGAAGTTGGTACTTTAGCGGTATTAGAAAAATTAGGATTTAATGTATTCAGAGAATTTTTAAAAATTAAAGATTATGATACAATTATCAACAATCAAGAAAGACTCGATGCAATAGTAGAAAATACCAAACACCTATTAGGTACTTTAACGATGTCGGATGAAGAATTAAAACATGCAGTAGATTATAATTATAATTTATTGGGCAGAATATATATGTCCAATCTTGATAGAATTTTAAATTTCATGTACAAACATAATTTAGAAAATGATTTATCAATCGATGATGTAGTTTATACAACTGGTCGAAACTATAAGTGGATATCAAATAATACTAAATTATCTTTTAAAATTTTTTATAATAATATTAAAGGTGATGAATGGCCTGAATGCGAAACAGAAGAAGATTTTTGTAAATTGCCAGATCATATAAAAAAGGAATGTATCGATAAATTTGGATATATTCCAATGGTAAAGGAAAATGATGGCCTTAGCTAGACTAATAATTAAAGATGAAGTTAATGTAAAGATAGAAGGCTTAGACTTACATGAACGCAAAGAACTTAGCAATATGTTCAAGTATGAGATACCTGGTGCACGTTATCTGCCTGCGGTGCGATTAGGACGCTGGGATGGAAAAATTGCCTTTTTTCAAATGGGTGGTAGTACCTACGTTAATCTATTGCCAGAGATCATTCCTTATCTAGATAGTCAAGGTTATCATCTAGAGCTAGAGGACCTACGCGATTACAAAACACAGTATGACTTTGAAGAAGTTACAGAAACGACATTTGAACATATCATGTGGCCTGCCAAACATCCTATGGCAGGACAACCAATCGTGTTAAGAGATTACCAAGTTGAGATTATCAACAAGTTCCTTGAGAATCCACAATGCCTGCAAGAAATTGCCACAGGCGCAGGTAAGACTTTAATCACTGCGGCATTAAGTTATTGTTGTGAGCCACACGGTAGAACAATAGTAATCGTTCCAAACAAGAGTCTAGTCACACAGACAGAAGCAGATTATATAAACATGGGACTTGATGTTGGGGTCTATTTTGGAGACCGTAAGGAGTTTGGTAAGACGCACACTATCTGCACCTGGCAAAGTCTAAACATCTTGCTTAAAGGCTCACGCAATCATGAAGTAGACATCACCATCGGTGAGTTCCTACAGGATGTAGTCTGTGTCATGGTTGACGAAGTACACATGGCCAAAGCAGATGCGCTTAAAACTCTGCTCACTGGTGTAATGGCACATATACCTATCCGCTGGGGATTAACTGGTACGATACCTAAGGAAGACTACGAATTTGTTAGCCTAAAGTGCTCAATAGGTGACGTTATTGGCCGATTAAGCGCCAGTGAATTACAAGAGCAGGGCGTACTTGCTAACTGTCATGTAAACGTGCTACAGTTAGTTGATCACGTAGAATATAAAGATTATCAAAGTGAGTTGCGATACTTGCTTGAAACAGAAGCTCGATTGGATTACATTGCCAAATTGGTAGAGTCTATACGTAAGACAGGTAATACACTTGTGCTAGTAGATCGTATCGCTCCAGGACGTGCTCTAATAGAAAAAATTAAAGATGCTGTATTCGTGTCTGGAGGCACTAAAGCAGATGATAGAAAAGAACAATATGACGACATTGCGACTATGGATGACAAGGTTATTGTTGCCACTTACGGTGTTGCTGCTGTTGGCATCAACATTCCTCGTGTTTTTAACCTTGTGCTTATTGAGCCTGGCAAGAGTTTTGTCAGGGTCATCCAGAGCATCGGCCGCGGTATCCGTAAAGCGGAAGACAAAGACTTCGTCCAAATATGGGACATAACGTCAACGTGCAAGTTTGCCAAAAGGCATCTAACAAAAAGAAAGCAATTTTATAAGGAGGCCAACTATCCTTTTATTGTTGAAAAAACGGATTGGCAGTAATGGGATATAAACCATATATTCAAGTCGAACAATACCTAGACAACAGTCCGGGGATATTTTTAGAAATTGGATCTGAGCGCGGGGAAGGATCTACAGAATATTTTTCTCAGCTGGCAAAAAAATACAATGCTAGATTTATAACAGTAGATATCGATCAACATACTACAGATATAGAATTTTATTCCATGCCGGGATCTGAGTTCGCTCGAGATATATTACCAAGTCTTGATGTTAAAATTAAATGTTTGTATTTGGATAATATGGATTGGAATTGGAGATTGCCCGATGTTCCACAATATGTTGAAGATCAGATTAAATGGTACAAGCAGCACGATATAGAATTAACAAATCTAGCATCACAGTGTGAACACCTAACACAAATGATATATATTTTACCATATATGACAGAACATAGTGTTGTAGTCTGTGATGATACATTTAAAACGCAGGAGCAAGTTTATTCAGGTAAATGTGGAGCAGTAGTTCCTTTTTTACTTGTCAACGGATATAAAGTAGTTCAAGATCAATTAGGAGTTATATTAAAAAGATAATATGTATATACTAACATTAGAAAACACAGCGTATGAGATGAATGAGATTCCGGATGAAGTCGAGGATCTACGTTTCGCTATATTAGATAACAGCGATCCAAAGAACCCTGACTATTTCTTTATCCCTCTTATCTTCTTAGAAAGTTTCAACAGCCCGGCACTGGTATTGAATATTGGTGGTAACCTAGTTAAAATGCCTGTGGATTGGCAAATACTCATTGGTGAACCAGACTTTGGCGATCTAGAAGTCATACCACTGACTAGTATTAACGATCGCGGGTTTAGCGTGTTCTGTTTTAATCCTCTGGACAGTTTTAAACCAGAGTTCCACCCAATTGAGATCGTCGACATCTACCAAGACGTTAAATGGTATTTTCCAAAACTGCGCCCAGGACAGATGTTAGCAGTACCGATCAATGACGGAGAACATCCATTGTGTGCTTATTTTGTTAAAGATATTAGTCGCCAAAGCGAAGTAGTGGACTATAGTAAGATATGGTAAGAAAGGTATTAACTATGTGGAGACTTTGGGCCAAGGCCCTGGGACAAAAAGAAGGTATCACTGACAGTGAAGCAGATGTGGTAGCCGCAGTTAGGACAGCGATAGTAGCATTATATATCGTTACAAACCTGTTTATCATAGCAGGTATTTTAAGGCATTGGAATGGGTAGACTAAAACCAGGCGCAACTTATATCTACGAAAGTCCAGATGGTGGCGAAACTACCTATGCCCGAGAGATGGGTGCGCCGCCAGAATCTCGTGTGATGATCGGACAAAGCTGGCAGGCTAAAGAATTGGTTGAGCAACGTATGTGGACGGATATTTATAAACATCGTAATCGAAATACTGCTTTACAATCAGCGGTGGAAGAATGTATAATTATATATAAGCTCTCCGAGGATTATACAGATGTTTAACCCAAAAATGTTCAAACAAAAAAAGAAACGTGCAGTGGATCCTAATGCACCACCGCGTCCAAACTTGCTTAGTCAAGATAAAAAACTACGTGAAACTACCGAAGCATTTGGTAAATTACACGATTTGGTGGCCTCACAACAAGCAACTATCGATGAATTAAGATCTAAATACAGTCGTATGCAACAAAGTATGGAACAATTAATTAATTTCGTAAGAAAGAATAAATGAAGTTAAGTAAGAAAATTCTATGCTTAGGAAATAATAGCGAAGATACTGATATAAGAACTCGAGTAATTGCTGCCACTAATTCAAAAGAGTACCACGGACTAATTACTGAAATAATCCCTATTATTGATGGGTATTATCAAACTAGCATATACGATATAGAATTTGGCAAATTAGTAGAATTGATCAAATTATTTGATGAAGTCATTATATCAGATCAACCCAAGGAAGTCTGGCCTGACTCAGATGCATTCTATAATACTATATGGGTAGCCAAGCAAGCAGAAGAATTTGTTGAGGTAACCTATGTAGACCAATCTTACGTTGACGATATAACAACATTTGAAAAACTGGTTACGACGAATAAAAGTTTTTGTATTTTTCCATTCATTGAGTTATTGGTCACCAATGGTTCAACAACTGCTTGTTGCCGATCACATAAACCAATCACAAAACTATCTAAATTAACAAATTTCCAAACAGATCCTGAATATAAAAAAGTACGTGATTCTATGCTTGCTGGTGAATTATTGCCCGAACATTGCGGCACTTGCTACAACTACGAATCAAAAGGCATATTAAGTGCAAGGCAACAGGAAACTGTAGAATGGGCGAATCGATTAAATCTGAAGTCGGTTGATGATTTGGCTAATATCACTTCACCGGCATATTATGAAGTGAGACCGAGTAATATGTGTAATCTACAATGTAGAATGTGCGGGCCCGAGAATAGCAATCTGATAGAGAAAGAATATAAAACGATTGGAATATATGAAAACAATACGCCGATTGAATATACAGACTTTGATTTCATTGATTTTATAAACTTAAAAAAGTTATATGTCGCCGGCGGTGAACCTACCGCGATGCCTGAATTTTATAAATTTTTACAATCGTGCATTGATCAGAACCACACTTCTTTTGAATTTGTTGTTAATACAAATGCTGTTAAGTTCAGTAAAAAGTTACTTAATCTATTTGTACAATTTAGTAATTTATCATTTATTGTTAGTATAGATGGATTAGATTCTGTAAATCATTATATTCGATGGCCATCGGTGTGGGATGATATTATTAATAATGTACATGATCTTAAAAAACAAGGGCACTATGTTAGTTTTAATACAACTGTATCGATATACAATATAACTAATCTTTACTTGTTATTACAATTTTTTGATATTGAATTCCCTAAAACTCTGGTGCATTGTCAGTTTGCTGAATCAGCCGACAATATTTTATCCCCTTTTCTTTTTCCAGAAACGATTAACACATTAAAAGATATAATTAATTTAAAATGTTACAAAAATGATCCTTTACTTACGAGTTTTATTGATGGGGTTATATCGCACTTTAATAAAACTAATCAAATTGATGTTGCAAGATTAATAAAGTTTTTTGAATTTAACGATAAGTTAGATCAATCCAGAAATATTCGATTACAAGATTACATTCCTGAGCTTGACAACTGTAGGAAATACATAGTATAATAATTATATGAGCTCAAGTTTAGAAATCAAATATGAAATGCAGGCCTACGATCGCAAGGATCGTAGTTACTATGATAACTTTACAGATGAAGATCGTAAAAAATTCTCAACATATCTAATGTTGAAGTATGGTGCCAATGTGTCAGGTAACAAAGACATGCAGGCCTATTATCTCATGGCCACAAATGAACGTGTAAACAAACATTTCTTTGAGTTGGGATCTAAGCATACAAAACTACAATGGTTGACCTGCACTAGTGTAAGTCCAGCAATGGGTCCTCAGTTCCATTATTGGTTAGCGGCAAAGAAAAAAGAGGGGGATAATAAAAGTCAAAAGTTTTTGGCTAAATTATATCCTAATATGAAATCTGATGAAATAGATCTAATGGCAAAAATCAATGATAAACGAGATATTGCAGACATGGCACGAAACCTCGGATTTGATGACAAATCAATTAAAGCCGAGCTATAAGTGCAAATATTGTGAAAAAGAATTCCGCAAGGAGTCGAGCCTTGCAGTGCATCTTTGCGAGCAAAAACGTCGTTGGCAGGAAGAAAAAGAAACTGGAGTGCAGTTTGGACTCCAAGCATACCTACGCTTTTATGAACTAACACAGGGCTCGGCTAAGATGAAGTCATATAGTGACTTTGTTGCTAGTCCTTATTATCGTGCGTTTGTCAAGTTTGGGCGCCATATGGTAGGTATCCGTGCTGTTAATCCTAAAATGTTCATTGACTATGTGATCAAAGAAAATAAAAAACTCGATCATTGGACGCATGAAAAAGTCTATTTAGAATATCTTAAAACATATATGCGTAAAGAAGCGGTCCAAGATGCTCTCGAACGTGCCCTAAAGGAGATGCAGGATTATGCAGACGAACATGGAGAGTTTAAAAATGGATTTAGTGATTATTTTAGGTTTGGCAATCCTAATCGCGTATGCCATCATATCGCTAATGGTAGGGTTAGCCCTTGGATTGTGTTTAATTGTGATACCGGTGTTGATTTTCTTGATGCTCTTAACGATGATCAAATTGGTCTTATTCTTCCTTGGATAGATCCAGAGTATTGGCAACGAAAATTCCAAGATTATGTAGCAGACACTGAATGGGTCAAACAGATATTAAAGGAAGCCGGACTTTGAAATTTAAAAGTGATGTAGATTTGGATTTTGCTGATAGAGATCAAGTATTAAAATTACTTGATGTCACCCCAGCTAGCATCATACGTGATGGTAAATTAATCAAACACAACACAGGCGTGTATGCTACAGATATACCTGTGGATCCTTTCTCAGGATCAGCGAGTTTGGATTATCAGGTAGCAGAAGATCGTGGCTATATGAAACTAGACTTATTGAATGTCCATGTGTATAAACAAGTTAAAAGTGAAACTCATTTAATTAAACTCATGCAGGAACCTGATTGGATTAAATTATATGATCCTGCAATTTGTGCTCAATTAATCCATATCAACAATCACTATGATACTCTACTTAAGATGCCTGAGCCGGTAGACTCTATTCCCAGACTAGCTATGTTCCTGGCAGTTATTCGTCCAGGTAAACGACATTTAATTGGTCGGACTTGGAAAGATGTTAGTGCTACTGTTTGGGATAAGGTTGAGGGTGAATATAGTTTTAAGAAAGCACACGCTGTGGCTTATGCGACTTTAGTAGTGGTAAATCTTAACCTACTTTGCGAATCAGCGTAATACTGCGACGTTTACTACGTTTATTAGATATTTCTTTAAGACTGATGTAAGGACCATGTTTTATTTCTACGTCTTTGCTGTTGAATGTTTTCAAACAAACCCTAAACTCTACCCAATCCTGCTTTAGGAACACATTGATAGGCACCAGTCTATTGCTTTCCCACCACCATTGATCCGCTAGCTCTAAGAATGCTGTCTTCTGTGCTAGGGTGCGCAGAGCTGCATAATCATAGATAGTAGTGATGATTTCGTCTGAATTTTGTATGATACCGATATAATCGTTACCACCATAGGTTATATAGCTGATAAACGGGTATTGGTCAAGTAATGTCTTGTAGCTGTCTTCCATGGAGTATACGATAAATACCTTATAAGGATCGAGACTAAAAGTGCCCCTAATCACAAGTTATTTATATGATAATAAGTTCACTGTTCAAATTTTGGACTACTCTGATCCCACAATTAAAACGAGGAACAGACCTGTGTATACACGTCCTATAAAAGTCTATCAAGGTATCGATAATCCTGTGGTAGTAGAATTTAAAAATCAAGATCAAAAACTGGTAGATCTCACTGGATATACGGTACAGGTCAGCATACAAGATCCCAATAATTTAAGTACGGTCAAGACCTATGCTGTTACGTTTGCCAATGTCGCCAATGGGCGCGGTGCGTTTACCTTTGACGCCGTCACTGTCAGTAACTTAGAAAATAGAATTTATAAATTAACATTTAAAACAAACAAAACTTCAGATAATACAGAACGCCCATTGTACGCAGATGATAACTACGGTGTGCCTATCGATCTTGACGTATTACCAGCATACTACAATGCTGAGCCATTTGCGGCTAACATCACCTATGACGGAGGAACCATATAATGACCGTAGCTAACGTACAGATATTGCTTAAACGTGGTAATACCACAGCCAGTTCGGCCTACACTGGTCCATTGGGTGAATTGACCATGGATACCACGCTAAAAGGCATACGTATCCACGATGGAGTAAGAGCTGGTGGTAATCTCATTGTCCAAAATCAACTAACCAACGGTGCTAATACAGTTAGTCTAGATAGTCGTGGCAACATAACATTTCCAACAGGTGCCAGCATCACTAATGGTTATCCAGGACCTGCTGGATCGCCTGGAGATGGCCAGAGTTGGTTTGTAACATCCACTATTGGTGGTGGAGTCGCTAGCCCAGATGGCAAAAATTACGTACAGGTAGACACCAATGGCCTATTCATAGGCACTAATTATACTGCTACTACAGGAAACGATTGGACCTTTGGGCAAGATGGTACCACAACATTCCCTGGATTGATAACCACAACAGGTAACATAATAACCACAGGTAACTTGATCACAGCTGGCGGCAGGATAGACAGCGGGTATCAATACTATAGCCCAAGCGGTAATTTATCATTTACAGCTAATACTAATGTTAGCCGAGTGATTTTAGATCCATCATCAGCGATCAGCTTGTATGCTAACATCACCCTGCCAGGTGGCAATGTTGATGCTAAAATAATTAGTATTTCATCTACTGCCAACGTGCAGTTTTTATCCGTGATGCCGAGTCTTGGTTGCACGCTAGCACCATTTGGTAATATTACCCTATCAGCAGGAACCAAAGCAGAATATTTCTTCCATGCTGTAGAAAGCAAATGGTATAAAGTAGGATAATACTGCTTGATCTAACCAAAAATTCAGTGTATAATATAATATATGCTGAATATCGTAAGTGACTTCATAAAATCAATCTTACCCGTTAAGAAGAAAACCACACCTAGCGGGTGGACCAGCTTCAACGGTGTGTGCTGTCCACATAATGGTGAAAGTGCAGATACCCGTGGACGTGGTGGATTGACTGCTAACCCAGATGGCAGTGTCAGCTATCACTGTTTCAACTGTAACTTCAAAGCCAGCTACCAACCTGGACGTCATCTAACATTCAAATTCCGTAAATTACTAAAATGGTTAGGTGCTGATGATACTGACATCAAACGTCTAGTTATCGAAGCCATCCGCGTCCGTGAATTGGTTGCGCCAGAAGAAGTAAAAGCAGAAGCTGAAGAAGAAAAGATCGATTTCAAAGCACGTGACTTACCAGAATCCGCAGTCAGCTTCCGTGCCATGATGTCATATCATCTACTTGATGATTTTAAGAATGTTCCGGGCTTGTTAAATTCAGCAGTTAACTATACCAATCTACGTAAGATGGACTATGACAGTTATGACTTTTATTGGACAGATTCAACAGAGCATAGTCTACATCAGCGTGTGATTATTCCATTTATCTGGCAAGGTAGGACCATTGGCTATACTGCCCGTGCAGTCACAGATGGGGTTAAACCAAAATACTATAGTAGTTATGAACCTAACTTTGTGTTCAATATCAACAATCAACACGCAGACAGCAAGTTTGTCATAGTCTGCGAAGGACCGTTTGATGCGATGAGCATAGATGGTGTAGCAGTATTGAATAATGAATGTAATGAAACACAAGCAGACATTATAGAATCCTTGGGCAGAGAAGTAATTGTGGTAGCAGACCGAGATCGTGCTGGTGCTAAGATGATTAACAATGCTATAGAATATGGGTGGAGTGTTAGCTTTCCTGTATGGTTAGAAACCTGTAAAGATATCAATGAAGCAGTGGTAAAATATGGTAAATTGTTTGTGTTGAAAAGTATCTTAGATGCTAAACACTCGAGCAAACTCAAGATTGAACTTATGAAAAAGAAACTGTATAATTAAATATATGAGCAAAGAATATTCCCCAGAACTACAGAAACTATTTTTAGAAATGATGCTAGAAGACGCTCAGAGTTATGTGCGTGTGCAGAACATCTATAATCCAGAAAACTTTGATCGCAGTCTACGTGAAGTGGCAAAGTTTATCAAGACACACACTGATGATCACAAAGCCATGCCCACACATGAACAGGTCAAAGCAGTTACCAGCGTTGATCTTAAACATGTGCCAGACCTAACAGAAGATCATTATAGTTGGTTTATGGCAGAGTTTGAGGGATTCACTCGCAGGAATGAACTTGAACGTGCGATCCTTAAATCAGCTGACTTGTTAGAAAAGGGCGATTATGATCCTGTAGAAAAACTTATCAAAGACGCAGTTCAGATCAGTTTAACTAAAGATATGGGTACAGACTATTTCTTAGATCCACGTGCTAGACTATTGGCGATTAAAAGTAATAACGGTCAAGTAAGTACTGGCTGGCCCACTTTAGATAAACGACTATTTGGCGGCATGAATCGTGGCGAACTTAACATCTTTGCAGGTGGATCGGGTAGTGGTAAAAGTTTATTCATGCAGAATATAGCAATCAATTGGTGTACACAAGGGCTTAACGGTGTATTCTTAACACTAGAACTTAGTGAGGGCTTGTGCGCTATGCGTATGGATAGTATGGTAGCCAACTGTAGCACCAAGGAAGTGTTTAAAGATCTCGACACAGTTGAAATGAAAGTTAAGATGGTAGGTAAGAAATCGGGGGCCTTGCGCATTAAGTATATGCCAGCACAGAGTAATGTAAATCAAATTCGTAGCTATCTTAAAGAATTACAAGTGCAGACAGGATTACGAGTAGACTTTATCATGGTAGACTATTTGGATTTGGTCATGCCGGTCAGTGCCAAAGTTAGTCCAAATGACTTGTTTGTCAAAGACAAATATGTGTCAGAAGAATTAAGAAATTTAGCACGTGAATTAAACATATTAATGATCACAGCATCACAACTTAATCGTGGCGCAGTAGAAGAAATTGAATTTGACCATAGCCATATCGCAGGTGGGTTAAGTAAGATTAACACAGCTGATAACGTATTTGGTATCTTTACATCAAGGGCTATGCGTGAGCGTGGACGCTATCAACTACAACTTATGAAGACACGTAGTAGTTCAGGGGTGGGGATGAAAGTAGATCTAGAATTTGATTTAGAAACACTAAGAATCACTGACCCAGGTGAAGAAGCACAAGAAAGTGGCCTACGTGGAGTTGGCGCAACTAACATCTTGAGTCAGATTAAAACAGGATCAACAGTAGCATCTAGCGAAGAACCTAAAATCCAAGCAGGTGTAGATAGTAGTAAACTTAAGAGCATGTTAGCTGGACTTAAGAATTCTACAGAATGATCGATAAGTGTCTGGATGTATATAAAAATTTAAATATCCAAATAGTCAATGATGCTATTTCAGTATCCCCGTGTTGTTTATTTCCTACTAAAGCAACAGATAAAATAGAATTTCAAAATAATACTCTTCTTAAAGATGTTAGATCCCATTGGGACAATGGCGTAATCCCTGATGTATGCATTGGGTGTACTAGACATAAACATAGCAATCGATGGTATAATGATAATGGATATAGTAACACAACTGTTGAATTAATACGACTCGATTATTGGGTTGGTGATGTTTGTAATTTAAAATGTGTGATCTGTGGCCCCGAAAACAGTAGCGCCTGGAAAGAAGAATTAAAGATTCCATTAACATTACGTAAAAATACTGTTAATCAAATTTGGAAAGATTTAGATTTACATCAACTAAAATTTATACACTTTAATGGTGGGGAACCACTATTAAGTAAAGAGCATGTAGAATTTTTAGAAGCACTTCCAAATAAATCTCAAATACATATTAATTATAATACTAATGGAACCATACTCCCATCAGATAAACTATTATCGTTATGGAACGAATTTAAATTAGTACAACTTGATTTTAGTATTGACGATATCGAAGAAAGATTTGAATACCAACGCTATCCTGCTAAATGGGGCCGAGTGACGGAAAATTTACAATGGTATATCAATGAGGCACCAGTGAATTGTATGTTTGCTGTTAATACTACAGTTAGCATATTAAATCAAGATAACCTAATAAATTTAAATCAATGGCTTAGAAAAAACTTTAATTCTAATAGAGTTACAGATCCTATAGACTATAGAACACAGGATGCTAAAGGATTGTTTGCAATAGGTAATACGAACAAAAAACAAATTATTGATTTTTTAAATTCGTGTGATCAACGTCGTGGTACAGATTGGAAAAAAACCTTTCCAGAATTGATAGAAAAATTATCTTAAAGCTGTTGGGATCAGATCGTAAAATTCCGGCAGGTAATCTTTAATTTTGATATTTTTCAATGTATCTTGATTTTTAATTTCAACGCAGGCATTAATAAAATTTTTATCGTCGATACTAGAATGAGTATCAATTGACACTATTGGATTATTTAATAGATTTTTTACTTCTTTGGTTAATGCCATTGGTGAAAAATAGTCAGGATCTGATACTAAAATGTGATTGTGTTTTAAATTTTGAGAATTAAACCAATCAACTGTCTCCTGGTAATACATTATATTTAAATTACTTATGGTATAACTAACACTTAATTGAATATTATTTTCTTTAAAAAAATCAATGTTTTCTAATAGAGTGTTCCATTTGAGTGGAAATCTCATATATTCAAATCTTTTTTCTATTCCATCGATACTTAAACAAATATTTAAATTTTTAAATTCTCTTAGTATATCTTTTTGTTTAGTTGATAGTTGTACAGAGCCATTTGTAGTCATCGAAATAAAGCAAGCGGTATTACCAACAGCAATTAATTTTAATAATATATCAAAGTTTTTCTTTTCTTTTAAAGGTTCCCCACCTACAAAATTTACCATAGTAAAATCTTTATAATTGAAAGAATCAATGATAGGTTGTTCAATGGTTGATAACACTTTAATATTTTTCAAAGTTGCCCATGCTGTACTTGCCGCTGGTCCACAGGTAACACAGGTACTATTGCATAAGTTTGATGTATACAATTTAACTATCTGAGTAGAATAATTCCCATTCCGGCAATCTTCTTCAACAAATTCTATAGCTTGATTTTTATAAAAATCAAAAGCAGAGTTTTTTAATTGTCTATCACTGATTTTATTCTGATCTTCTAAACTCCAACATTTTTGGCAAGCAATAGGACGTTGCCCAGACAGCATTTCTGTTTGTAATTGTTTTATATCTGTATCTTTTGGTAATAAACAACAAGGGGTAGTAAACCCAGATGGAGTATATTCAGCACCAAAAAAAGGTAATACGCAAAAATAATCATTCATTGTAAAGCTATTTAATCCATGCTATACTAAGTTAAATTAAATTTTAATCTTCGATAAATACTCTAAACCGGAGCAAAGATCTTGCAGAAACGCACACGTAGCCTACTCACTGAGCTAGACGAGTTATTAACGCACAAGGACAAGGAAAATCTCCTAGAGTCACGTGCTAATAACATCATCAACGGTGCTATCAA